GAGGCATCCAGGGAGTCTGTATCTTTACAGGTCTCCCTGTTCCAGAAATAGCAAAAGGTGCATTTGGTCTAGAAAGAAATGAGCAAGAAGGATTATTTGAACTTTCCAGACTCTGCATCCACCCCATCACTCAACAAGAAGAGTACAACATTACTTCTTGGTTTGTTTCAAGAGCGATTAAGCAACTTAGAAAAGAAACAAAGGTTAGAGCGATCATTTCATATGCTGATAGTGAGCATCATGGTGGCACAATCTATCGCGCTTGTAATTTTAGGTATTGTGGTTTATCGGACCCAAAAAAAGACTTTTACTTTTCAGACGGTACCAAGCATTCCAGAGGAAAGATTGGAGATGCAGAGGGTGAATGGAGAGATAGGTCTCGCAAACATCGATATGTAATGGTTTTTGATAAGAGTCTAGAACTCTTATGGACCGATAAGTCTGTTTAATTGTGTTCCGATTAATCCTGGGTTGAGAGTTAGCGAACTTTCATCATATGCCATGAGAGTTCTCATATCATTTAGAAACTGTTGAAGATAGATTGGTTTCATTACGTCTATCTTTCTTTTATCCTCATTTCTTCTAGTTTCATATTCATAATTTGTTATGCCTATGGTTGGATCAAATACATCAGTTCCAGTATAATCTTCATTATCATAAGCACCTACAATAATATATTTGTTTCCTCTTTCAGCATCAGCTGGTGCAGCAAGTCTAAAATCTGCATCTACTTTTTGACCTGCAGGTAATATCAATCTACCACTTTTGTCTATTACTTCTTTTGTTTCATGGTGATGAATTTCATTCATACCCTGAAGACCATACTTACCCTCAACGTAACTATTAAGGTCACGATTACTTAGTGGCCATTCATCTTTAATGTTCGTTATTCCAGAAGTTAGTACAACAATCCAATCATATTTGGATGAACCATACATTTTTTCTGCAACAATATCAGGTCTTTCTCCTTCCGTAATAGTGTACTTATTGAAGAAGTTTACATTATCTTTAATCCAATCTCTGATTTTCACCCTACGAAAAATATTCTTAATCCTCACATATTCCAGTGAAGATATCTTATGATCTAAAGGTGATTGATATAATACGTCTGGTAGTTCTCTGAAGTATGACATTAGTATCCAACTCCGATTTGTCCAAGTTCCGAATCGTAATCTTCTTTGTAGATTGGGTTGATTTCTTTTAAGGTCATCTGCAATCTAATGTGAACAGGTGTTCCATCTTCATAAGTTGCGTATGTTCCAGATGCAGTGTAGTTTACATTTACATCTGTAAGAACACCAACCTTGAATTTATTCAAGAATGGATGGTCTTCTCTACTATCCGACTTTTTGCCACCAACAAACTCAAACTGAAATAAATCTGGTGAGTTAATAAAGATTCCATTTCCTTTACTTGGAACCATTGCAGATTTAATAACTCTAATGATTTCTTTTACTGTTTGTGCTTCATCAGGATCTCTTGGTGTAAAATCAAAAACAAACGGAAAAGTTCTGAGAGTTACGCCACTAAACAGAAGTTCTAAGTTTGATTGAAGAATCTGACCAGATGCTCTAGTAATTAATGATTGTGGATTAACATTAGCACCAAGTTGATTAATTGCTGCCCCACCAAGAAGAGTTGTTATTAAGTTTTCATTATCTGAAATAGCATTACCAGCAGTACCAAGTACGGCACCAGCATCTTTCATTATTTTCATAACAGCTCCAGCAGGATCTTTTATTCCTGCAGATGCTGCTGCAAGACCCAATGATTGTAGAGGATTCATAGTATCCTCAGCATAACTAACTGCTAAAGTATCCGAAATTTGTTGTGGAATTGGTAACCAGATATATCTGGAATTTTTCTTCATTTCAGATTGTTCATTACCAGAAGCTTGATTAAATCTTTCAGTTCTATCGGGTAATTTTTTTATTCCTGTGATATATGGTTTAGGGGTTCCATCTTCCTGCAATATAGTATTACCCTCAGCATCATATCCTGCCCCTCTCTCAAACATATCATTTATGTTAAAAGAGTTTTTAGGATCATCTTCACGACGATATATCCTGATAAGGAGCATATCCATGCTCTTATCAATCGCTCTTGTTGGATATCTCCAAACACTATTGGTAGGTTGTTGGTTCTGATTTGAATTCAGACCATTTTGAAACGCATCCGCAAATGTGCTTGAGAGTGTTTTAAGAGGTGAGTAATTGGCAGGTATATCTTTATAGTTGAAAACCATCTATACGGACGCTTTTTATGTATTTAGACGCTTATTCATAAGAGACAACCTTAATACATCATTTACTTCTGAACGAAAGATTTCATACACATCAGTTCCAACTTCATTCCATGTATATTGTCTTGGTTCTCTCCAATGAGCACTGAATCCACGAAATCCCCACTGAAACACATCAGTTACTGCTATGAAAGGATTTTGATCAAATGTAATATTAGGAGTTTTTGCGTTGTAGATAAACAAATACAACTTTCCAGGTTGCACATCTCTAACTGGTGTTGGTTCTAATACTTCCAGAACCCCTAGCATTCTATCATCAGGACTTTTCAGACCTGTCATTTCGTTGACAAGACCACGAAGTCTGTTTACGTTAGTATCTGTTTGTGTTGGTCTTTTTGCCATTACTTGATACCGAGTTCTTTTTCAGTCATAACTTTGAACTCCCATCTCCTATCTGCACAATAATCTTGTGCTGCTCTCCACTTTGCCTGATTCTTAGCATACTCATATGCTTCGTTCAGGTATTTTTTTGTCTGTCTTTTTGGTTTAGGTGGAGGAGCGCACTGCCTCATTGGTTTGATTTCAATCAGAGATGATTTTATTTTACCGTTGATATCTTTATACTTAATAAAAAAGTCTGGAAAGTAACGATGTACCTTATTATCAATAGGAGAACGATATGGGATACAAAATTCTTCAGACTGCCACTCCAAAACATTTTCATTATTATCACAATAAACCATGAACTTGCGTTCCCAAAGGGAGCGATATATGATATTGGTTGGGTCTCCCTTATATTTCTTTGGATAAGAAGGTTTGTATTTTCCTCTATATGCCATCTAAATAACTAAACAATCACCTATAAGATATTTAGAGTGCCTAGACCGTTTCCTAGAAAAATATCTCAGATAAAACCAACACTATCGCAAGTTGGACAATCTTCCCACTTTGCAATGCAATTTGCTGGTTTGGGTGGAAATTTAAGATCTCATCTTCGTGATAGAGGATTGGATAGTAGATTTATTACTGATAATTTAACTCTACTTTGCTGCAGAGCATCTCTACCTGGAAGTGGATTTGCTACAGCAGATGTTGTAGGAAACTATATGGGTGTTGCAGAGAAATTTGCACACACTAGAACTTTTGTTCAAATGGATGTCGACTTCTATGTTGACTATGGATATAAGTCATTGAAGTTTGTTGAACACTGGATGGAGTTCATTAGTAGTGGTTCAGAAACTGGTTTTGATAATGTAAATCCATTAAGATCTGGATACTACTATAGGATGAGATATCCTAATGAATATAAGTGTGATGAAACTAGAATTATCAAGTTTGAAAGAGATTATAAGAGATATATTGAATATAGATTTTTTGGACTGTTCCCAATATCATTGAATGCAGTTCCTGTTTCTTATGAAGGTTCACAAATTCTAAAGGCAACAGCAACCTTCCATTTCGATAGATACTATTCTGGTCAATCACGTTCTGTCAGTGAACGTAATTCTAGACATGGCAATCGTGATGATGGTGCTACTAGGTTTGGAATTGGTGGTAGTATATTAGATAACTTTAACGCTGAGGCGATTTATAATAATCAAGCTCTTTCTGAAGCTTTTAATATTTCTAATGACCTTGGATTGATAACACCAAACTTTGCTAATAGATATGAGAATATATTTACATTAGGTGGTAAAGACCTTGGTGAGGGACAAAGTCTTGGAACAAGAAGGACTGATTAACCCATCTAAATAATTTTACTGAAGTGCAAAGATTGTAATGCCTTTACCAAAAATTTCTACACCAACTTATGAGTTGGTGATTCCTTCGTCTAAGAAGAAAGTAAAGTATAGACCATTCTTAGTCAAAGAAGAGAAGATTCTTATCGTCGCTATGGAAAGCGAAGATACGAAACAGATTGCTAGTGCAGTCAAAGATGTAATCAAATCTTGTATCATAACAAGAGGTGTAAAAGTAGAAGAACTTTCTACTTTTGATATTGAATATTTGTTCCTCAACATTCGTGGCAAGTCTGTTGGTGAAGAAGTAGAAGTTCTTGTAACTTGTCCAGACGATGGAGAAACTAAAGTTCCCGTAGTTATTGATCTTGATTCTATTCAAGTTCAATATGATGAGGAACATACTCCAGATATTAGATTGGATGATGAATTAGTTTTAAGGATGAAGTATCCATCCATGGAACAGTTCATCAAGAATAATTTTACTTTAAACGATGTAAGTCTTGATGATACATTTGATGTTATCACATCATGTATTGAGCAAATTTATAGTGAAGAAGAATCTTGGTCGTCTACAGACTGTACTAAGAAAGAACTTAGAGAATTTGTTGAACAACTAAGTTCAAAGCAATTCAAAGAAATTGAAAACTTCTTTACTACAATGCCGAGGTTATCGCATACATTTACTGTTACTAATCCTAACACTGGTGTTGATAATGAAGTTGTTCTTGAGGGATTAGCAAGTTTTTTCGTGTAGGTATGGCTCATACTGACCTTGAGTCATACTTCCGCATAAATTTTGCTTTGATGCAACACCATAAATATAGCTTGACAGAACTAGAAAATATGATACCGTGGGAGAAAGAAATCTATCTTGCTTTCCTCCAACAGTACATTGAAGAAGAAAACTTAAAAGCACAACAACAGCAGAATGGTTGAAATGTCACCACTAATGGGTAGAGGAGGAATGTCTGCCAGAGCATATACTGGCAGGGCAACTGCGCCTGACCCTGTGACAACCAACTTAATTAGCAAGAACTCTTTACAACTTGGTATTGTAAGCAATCAAATCCAAGGGATGACTGCACAGATGCAGTCATTGGCAGGTTCTTTACAGGTTATTGGAAATAATTTAGCAACAGCACAAAGTTTAGAAAGACAGAAAGAAGAAGCAGAATTAAGACAAGAAAGAATATTAGCGCAGCAGAAACTGCGTGAAGGAAAAGAAAGCACTATTGAGAAAAAGCTACAAGCAGCAGCACTTGCACCTGCTGAGAGAATTGCACAAAAGGCTCAATTCACTCTCTCTAGGTTGGGTGATTTCTTTATCTCTATTCTTGGTGGTTGGTTGCTCAATCAAGGTCTTCAAACTATATCGGCAGTAACCAGTGGTAATAAAGATAAACTGAATGAGATAAAGAATAATGTTGTAAAAAATTTACTTGTTATTGGTGGTATTTTAGTTGCAGCAAAAGCAGCACTTGGTGCTCTAGGAATAGCATTTACTGGGATTGGAGTTAAACTCCTAGGACTTGGTGCTATTGGATTATTCTCAGGACCAATCTTGCAACTCTTATCCTTTATTAAGAGGATTGCTGGAGATGCATGGAATATGATTACTGGTGGTGGAGGTGAACCTGAAGCACCAGATCCACTTCCTGCACCCACACCAGCGGGTGGTCCATCCATGATTCCATTTAGTGGAAATTCAGGTTCTAGTAATACGGGTACAGGTGGTCCATCTCTTAATGTTGAACCTCAAGAATCGTTGATGCCAGCATCAACACAACCACAAACAAATCAAACTACAACAGAAACCACTTCAGATAGAGGGAAAAATCAGTGGTGGGATATTTTAGATTTATTCCCTAACGAAGGTGAGCAAACACCAGAAACTCAGGCACAACCCCAAGAAACAATGATGGGTAATCCTGCACCAGCAGATGTGTCTGGTAGTGGTTCAGGACAACCAGAACCAGAATCACTATCTGGTGCTGATTCTGTAAATGCAGATAAACCTGCAGCAAATGGTGAAGTAAAATTAGAACCAACTGATGATGTGAGTGGTGAAGGGACCAAAACTACATTTGATATGGGTTTTGGTGAGATTGACTTATCAAAACCTATTGGATATGAAGCAAATATAGCAGGTCCAAAGGTAAAAGATCCAGAAACTCTGGAATATATTAGACAGGAGTTGGAGGTTGGAAGAACTGGTAGCATTGATGCATTGCTTCAACCAGTTAATAAGAACCAACAAGTTGCACGGAATGTCTCACAGGTTCCAGAAGAACCACCTATGCAAGTAGTTCCAGTTCCAATACCACAACAGCAACAACAAGAAGAACCAACACCTGCGGCTTCTGGTTCAATTGGTTCTGTTGCATTTTATAGAACTGATAATCCTGACAATTGGTTAGTCATTCAATCATACACAAACTATAATGTGGTACCCTCATAATGGCAATCAATAAATCACTACTAAACAATAGCGATAGTATAGAAAATATTCAGCAATCACTGAATTCTTTTGGTGCAAGTTTACGTGCTGCTAATAATACATCTTCTGTTGTAATCAGAAAGTTTTATGATGCCAATAGAAAAAAGAAAGAAGCAACAACAAAAATGATAAACCTCTCCATGAGAAGGAGAGAGGCAGTAAGAAGAAGAGAGCAAGAATCAATTATTGAGTCTGGAAAAGTTGGTGGCATTCTAAGAAGAACAAGTAAGGTTATTGGTGATAGTACCAAAGGATTACTTGGAAGAATCATGGATTTTGTGGGAACCATCTTAGTTGGATGGGTTGTTACTAATCTGCCAATAATCATCAATTCTGCTGAAGATTTGATTGGAAGAATGCAAAAAGCAGGTGGAATTCTAACAGGTTGGTTTGAGGGTACAGTAGGATTTTTTAATTCATTCACATCAGAATTAGGATCAATACTGTCAAGAATTACTGGATTTGACTTTGATCAAGAAAAAACTAATGCTGATAAAGATACTAAAAAAATTGAAGCCGCTTCAAGAGATGTTACTAGAGATTTTAATGCTTCAATGCAGTTATTATCAGACTTCAACTTGGAGAAAGACCTTGGCATAGGATTGACAAATACTGAAAATAATGGTAATGTAGACCCTAATCCTGAAAACCCACCTCCATCTAATCAACAGAGTAGAGGAAAAAATCAGTGGTGGGACTTCCTCGACATTATTCCCAATCAGGGAGAAAATGAAACTCAAAGCGCCCAGGTACCCAGTGGCGGTAAATATAATGTTGATAGACTTACTCAATTAGCAAAACAAGCAGGAATTCCAGAAAAAGAAATTCCTACCATGGTTGCAATTGCAATGGCAGAGTCTGGTGGAGATAGTGGCGCACACAATACAACATATCCTGATAACTCATATGGTTTGTGGCAGATTAACATGCTTGACGAACCTGGATATATGTTGGGTGCAGAAAGGAGAAAACAATTTGGACTTAAATCTAATGAGGAATTATTTGACCCTGTTAAAAACGCTAAAGCAGCATATGCTATCTACAAGCAGCAAGGTTTTGGTGCTTGGAGTGTTTACACTAGTGGTAGGTACAAGGATTTTCTCCCTGCCGCCAAAAAAGCACAGGCAAGTCCTGCGCCTGCAACCACTTTAAAACGAGTATCTCAACCAGTAACAACTGATCTGAGTAGAACTTTTGGAAGAAAGGAAGATGTTAGTAATCTTCTTGGTGCTTCAGCAACAGTTACTTCACTGAGAGGTGATTTTGAATCCTTTAGATCGAGACCACATGGTGGTGTTGATATTGCATGTGCTCCAGGTCTTTACATCTCACTGACCGTAGATGCTATGGTTGTTGGAACTGGTGGACCTGGTGGTGGATATGGTAATGTTATTGATGTTTGGATTCCAAGTTTGGGTGTTCAACTCAGATTTGCACACAATACTAAGATTCTAATTTCATCCGGTGAAATACCTGCCGGAACTTCATTTGCAACTACTGGATACACTGGAAATGTAAAACCAAAAGGTCCAGGAGGTTCACATATTCACTTAGAAGCATCTACTCAAAGAGGGTCTACAAATTATGGTGGAAATACTTCACCCAATAAGTATATTTCTATCATTAGACTTTCTAGAGCAAAAATCTCCAGGTCTTCAAATGGAACAGGAGGACCTTCCTTAACAATATCTGGTGATGTATCAGATTCAATTGGATCTACAGGTCAACAGAATAGAGGAATGGTTGCGAGTAATGTTACTCCTGAAAAGAAATCCAAAGTTGCAATGGTTCCTATGCCAATGCCATCTGAAGGTACAAAGAGGACACCACTTGCTTCAGATGGTGGACAAAGTATAGACGCACCTGCTGAGGGAATGTCGTTAAATACTGTTATATCACGTATTCACCTCAATAACTTAGCAAATACGTAATGCAAGCATCCGATCCATCCCAGTACGAAGAGATACTTATAGAATCAAATGATCAGTCTAATAGTGTAGACTTAAGGCTTGGTGTTCAATCTATTGATTACTATGAAGATATTTTTTCTCCAACGATTACTGCTAAGATAGTTGTTACCACAACAGGTAATGCAGTAAACGGGAAGTCCATTTATAATGGTCTTCCTCTGAGGGGTGGTGAGAGAGTTTCTCTAAAAATAAAGGCAAATACAAAAACAAATCCTGGTCTAGATTTTTCAGATCCAACACAATATTTGTATGTTTCTAGTATTACAAATGTTGTTTCTAATAACCAAGTAGAATCATTTGTATTGAACTTATGTTCAAGAGAAGCAATAACAAATGAGACTGCAAGGGTGCCTGTCAAGTTCCCAACATCCTTACCAATTTCTTCATCTGTAGAAAAAGTTATAAAAGATTACATCAGAACCACGAAAAATGTGGAAGTTGATAAAACAATGAACAAGTATGGTTTCATTGGCAATATGAGAAAACCATATAGTGTCATCGTATGGTTAGCAGCAAAATCTGTTCCCGATTCAAAAGGAACTGCTGGATTTGTTTTTTATGAGACTAAGTCTGGTTTAAAGTTTAAGTCTCTTGATAAGTTAATTACACAAGAACCAAAAGAAACTTATATGGCAACTCAGGTTGTAAACGCACCTGAAGTTCAAGATTTTCAAATTACGAAGTATGCTGTTGATAGAAATCAACACATGCTTGAAAAACTTCGTCTTGGAACATATGCCAGTCAAAGAATGTATTGGAATCCTTTAGATGGTAAGTTTACCACACAGGATAAAGGTCTATTCAAACTGGGTGATTATGTAGATGATGCTAAAAATCTTGGTGAAAAACTAACTCTACCTAAGGTAGATGAAAACTCTGAAAAGGATTTGGGTGATATTCCAACCAGAATGATAACAGGTGTCATCGATGTTGGAACTACAGAGATTGGTGTTTCATATGATGATAAGAATGCTGACCCATTCAAGTATCAATCTCAAGCATTGATGAGATATAATATTATGTTCACACAATCAATGACTATCGAGATTCCAAATAATACAAATCTTGAAGCGGGCGATCTAATTGAGTGCAATTTTCCTGTAGTTACTACAAATGAAACTAAGGAGTTTGACACTGAGCAAAGCGGTCTATATATGATTAAGGAACTATGCCATCACTATGATACTGAGGGTTCTTGGACAACTCTCAAGTTAATACGTGATACATTCGGAAAATACGGAACAAATAACAAAGAGAACTGATGTTAGAGGAGTCTTTACTTAAAACTAATTTTATCGGGAGAGACGGATTCCGTTGGTGGATTGGTCAAATATGCAGTGCTGCAGAACAAGCTAACCAGTTAAATGGTGGTGGATGGGGTTGGAGATTCAAAGTACGTATCATGGGTTATCACCCATATAGTATTGTAGAACTCCCTGATAAAGATTTACCTTGGGCAATTTGTATGCTTGGGGTGACCGATGGAACTGGTGCAGGAAATAGAGCAACTACAGTAGCATTGTCTCAGGGTGATGTTGTATTAGGATTCTTTTTAGATGGTGATAATGGTCAGCAACCTGTTATCATGGGTGCTTTTGGTAATACTCTACAGAAACCATCTAGCGATATCCCACTACCATTCACACCATTCACCGGATATACTGGAAGAGTAAAGAATGATGGTAGTGTAGTTGCTAAGAATGAGGTAAATGATTCTAGTGCTGCCTCTCAGAAAAGTCCCCGTGCTGTATCAAAAGAAGATGCAAAAAAGGTTGGACAAGCAAGTGGTGCTAATGATAATCCAGCAACCAAGGAAATACAAGCATCTACTGCTATTGGTAAGAAAGTTCTTGCAGCAACTGCTGCTACAGATAGTGCAATTCAAAATATACAAGTTGAAACTGAAAACTTTGTAAAATCTGTCAATGACATTACAGGTGGAATTAATGATGTAGTTGGTAAAAAGAAAGAAGAATTATTTGGATTGATTGATAGAGTTACTGCATCAATGCAGCATAGTGCTGGTGGGATGGTCCAAAACATGGTAACCAATACCATGGATGCCATGGGCACTAATTTGAATACAGGGTTATTAACACTTTATAATGGTGTTTTTGCAACTGTTCTCGCTGCTACGGGAAGTTCGGCAATAGCAAAAGCAGCAGGAACAATTGCTCAAGCATCATTCATTCCATCAGTTAAAGCATTGTCCGACAAAGTTGGATGTATGGCTAATAGTATTCTGAATGGAATTGGGGATACCATTAAAGGTATCTTGCAAAGTGTGGCAGATAATGTAACCAACTTTGTTTCTTGTATTGGTGATCAGGTAGTTGGTCAGGTTATAAACGTAATTACTGGAGGAATCAGTAAATTCTTAGGACCACTCATTGGTGGATTAGATAAAATTCTTAATGGATTTAGTCCTCTCACATTTTTGAAGAAAACTGCTGATGCGATGCTTGGATTCTCCAAAACACTTGGTTGTGAAGAAGTTGCTCCAGAATTTAGTTTGAGTTCTAATGAGTGGATTATTGGTAAGGGAACAACAGAGAAGGCAGGTGTTGCTATTAGTGATATTTTGAAGACAGCAAATGCCGTTCAATCTACATTAGATAATGCAGTAAATGCAGTTCAAGATATTGCAGGTTTATCAGATTCTGCACTAGGATTGTTTGACTTCCAGAATCCTAGTGTATCTGCCCCAGGATTTAAGAGTCCACTTGGAGAATGTTATGCTGGTCCACCAGAACTTGGTGGTTGTGGTGGTACAAAGATTAAACTATTTGGCGGAAAAGGTCTTGGTGGAAGTGCTTCAGCAATCTTTGGCAATCTTGCAGCAATTGCTGATGGTGGTAGAGGATTAACTGGAAGTGTAATTGGTGTCGACCTTGTAAACGGTGGCGGTGGATATACTTTCCCACCATTTGTTGAGATTGTTGATGAATGTGGTCGTGGTATTGGTGCTACTGCTAGAGCAGAAGTTGACTATGATCCAGATTCTCCAACATATCAAGAAATTATTGATATTAGAATTATAACACCAGGATTTGGATACACTCTGAGTAGTGATAATGATGATGAATATGTCTTTGATGATGTCAGAGGTCCACAGATTGTTTCGGGTGGAGAAGATTATGACCCTGAAACCACTACGGTTACAGATTCTCAAGGTAACACATATGTTGTTCAGACAGATGATGATGGTGGTATTATTAAAGTAATTCGATCTAGTGGTGCTACTACCAGTTCTAATAATGTTGTTGGTGAGTTGGATTATCCAACAGTCGATACTTTGGTTGAATATACAGTTAAATCACCAACAGGTTCTGGTGCTGTACTTAAACCAAGACTTAAGAAGAGACCTGTTGAACCACAGGGAGAAATCAAGCAAGTTATTGATTGTATTTCTAAAGAAGATGATGTTGTTGGATATGTTGATGGCAAACCATACACTGGTCCATTCCATGTTCACCCATCAAATGGTAGAAAGATGGTTGGTGCTTTCCATGTATCCAGCCCACACAAATATATCTACGATACTCCAGAAGAAAGTTTAGGTTCTCCAACACCAATTGTTGGAACAACTCAATCATCTACCCAAACAACTACAACTACTACAACAACATCAACACCAACTGCTACACCTAGCCCCACACCTACTCCTACACCAACACCTCCCGCTACATCTGGTGGAGGAGGTTCAGCACCTACACCATCTCCAACACCTACACCTCCACCATCACCACCAACTCCACCACCAAGTTCTGGTGGCGGCGGATATGGTGGTGGATACTAAATACAGACAAAGGAGAAATAAGAAGTGGCAGAGCATCTAGATGAACTTGCAAATTCTACTAAGGAAATTCTTAGTGATAACTGGCAGGGTCGTCAGTATATAAATTTTGGTCCTCAGTTTAGAATTGATTCTGGTAATCCTGAACAAGGATATACTGGTTCGCATGTGTATTCAATGTATGCGAATAATAATGAGGGAGAAGTTTGTCTAACAAAATATACTCAAGGTGGTCTTCACAGCATCTATAATGATGGTAGTATTGAAATTATTGCAGGTAATAAGGGTAATCAGGGTGGTGTAGATGTTTGCATTACTGGAATGCAGGGTAGCGTTGTTATCACTGCCATGGAAAATGGTGATGTGTTGGTAAAAGGAAAGGATATCAAATTACAAGCAAAAAATAATGTTGATATTATAGCAGAAAAGGGAAATGTGAATATCTTTGCAGGAAATAAAATTGATATGAAAGCTAAGGAAGCATACTGCAATGCTCCTTATACATTACCTACAGTTGACCATCCTCTGGTTCCTCCAAGATCTTCTTTCTTGGGTATCTCATATAGAGGTCTTGAAGCAGAAGACCTTGCTATTGCTGCTGCTAGTGCAGGTATTGGTGGACCAGCGGCAGGTGCTCTTGTTAAGAAGGGTATTGAATCTTTGAAGCAGGTAGTCTGATATGGCATTAGAAGAGAATCAACAACAGATTAATTTAGATACTACTTTCGCAGGCAAAGTAGATTTTCTTCAGGGCGTTTCATTTGATAATGATGTAGTTCTTAGGAAGAGCATATCTATTGATGGAGATTTAATTGTCAATGGAAGTATAACTGCTTCTGGTAGTAGCGGTCTTACTGCCGAAAACTTAAAAGGTGGTGAGCAGGGATCAATTCCGTATCAAGATAGTGCCGACTCAACTACATTTTTACCACCAACTAACGCTGCTGGACGTTTTTTAAAGTCAAATGGTCCTGGACAAAATCCTGAGTGGGTTGCTATTGGTGGTGGTCAGGGTGCTTTAGACCTTGATAGTCTTCAAGATGTTGATAATGATGTTGCAAATGCAACGAACGGTCAAATCATTAGATATAATTCTTCTTCTGGTAAGTGGGAGAGATTCACACCAAACTATTTGACAGCAGAAACATCACACGCTGATGTTGTTATTGATGGCGACTTCACATCTCAAGGATTGATGAAGCGCGGTTCTACTGCTGGTTCATACAGTGTCATAACTGATAATTCTAGTAACTGGAACACTGCCTTTGGATGGGGCAATCATGCTACTGTAGGATATATTGCAGATTCGGACTTCAGTTCCAATGGTTTTATGAAGCGCACTGGCGCTGGAACTTACACAGTTGATGGTAGTACTTATATTTCTGATATTACTGGTCAAAACTTGGGTGACCTAGCGAACGTTAGTGTTGCATCGAACCCAACATTTGGTCATGTTCTAAAATGGACTGGAAGTGCTTGGACTGCTCAAGCAGATGGCGGAGGAGGCGGCGGAGGCGGTGGTGCTGGTGTTGATGGAGCGCCTGCTGGTACTGTTTTAATGTGGTCTGGTGCAGCAAACTCTATTCCAACTGGATATTTACTTTGTGATGGTTCTGCTATCAATAGACTCACTTACACAGATCTTTTCAATGCCATTGGCACTGCACATGGTTCTGGTGATGGAAGCACCACATTCAATATTCCAAATTTAAGACAACGTTTTGTTGTTGGTGAAGGAACTGGTTATACTTTAGGACAAACTGGTGGTAGTGCTGATGCCACTCTTGTGTCTCACTCTCACACAGTAGACAGTCACACTCATAGTGATGGTTCTTTGCAAGCAGATAATCATAATCATGGTGATGGATCACTATCTGTTGATAATCACAACCATAGTTTTAGTGCTAGTACAAATACAGGTTCCAATGGAAGTCACAATCATTCGGGAACTGTACCTACACCACTATATGTTCCTAATGGTGATGTTGATAGAGGTACCAATAATTCTATTTTTAGTGTTGATAATTCTCAAACTCAAATCACCACATCGAATGGGTCACACGTTCATAATGTTTCTATAAGTGGAAACACCAGTAGTGAATCACCAGGAGTTAGTGGTAGCACTTCTGATGCAACTGCAAATATTAGTGGTAATACTGGATCCACTTCACCAGGAACTGATTCTCAAGGTTCATCAGCAACAAACGCAAATCTACCACCATATTATTCTCTTTGCTACATCATTAAGACAACCCCTGGTGGTGCTATCACAGCAACAGATTCTCTTACATTAACATCAACAGATGATGCTGCTGCTCCTGCTCCTAGTGTTAATCTCTATAGAAATAGTGCAACTCCTGCTGCTAATGATTATCTTGGGGAGATAGATTTCCAAGGTAAGAATGGTACTGGAGTTACTAAGAGTTATGCACAGTTAAGAGCACAAATTGATAGCACAACAGCAGGATCGGAATCTGGATCACTTGAGTTATTACTTTCTCGTAGTGGTTCTGATGTTACTATTAACTTCCCAACTAGTGCTGGAACACTTGCATTAATATCAGATGTTCCAGAAGCATTTGCTAGTGGAACCAGAATGTTGTTCCATCAAACATCAGCACCAACTGGTTGGACAAAAGATACTTCCAATAACAACAATTCTGCTCTGAGAGTTGTAACTGGTAGTGCTGGTTCAGGTGGAAGTATGGACTTTACTTCTGCATTTTCTAATAGGAGTATTTCTGTTAGTGGTACTGCAAGTGGAAATGTTAACAGTGGCGGTGGATTTTCTGTAGGATACACAACCAACGGACGTACTCTTTCTGAGAGTCAACTTGCAACTCACAGACACACAATTAAAACAACAGATTTTGATAATCCACCAGGTGACCACCGTTCTCAGGGTTATCCTAATAATGATAGTCATCAGGCAACAAGATCAACTGACCGTTCTAGAAACAGAGATATAAATTCAAATGTTTGTTCACAGACTGGTAGTAGCCAATCTCATGATCATAATGGACAAATAAATGTTGGTGACCATCAACATTCATTCAGTACTGGTGTTAACTCTAGTGGTAATAATGATTTTAGAGTTAAGTATGTTGACATAATTATTGCTCAGAAGAACTAAATATGCTATAATCTGGGCAATACTTAATTATTATGGGTAAAAAGAAAGGTGACTGGTGCCCACTAATTAAAAAAGATTGTGTGGAGCACAAGTGTGCATGGTACACACAAGTTTCTGGTGTTAATCCTCAAACAGGACAACCAGTTGATGATTGGGGATGTGCAGTCTCTTGGTTACCTATGATGAGTATAGAGATAGCACAGAAATCAAATCAGACTGGTGCTGCAGTAGAATCTTTTAGGAATGAAGTTGTAAAGGCAAACCAGTCAAATCAACAACTTTATGTTGATGCTTTGAACAGTGGTATCATTCCAGCACAAATTAAACCATTAGACCAACCACTTCCATCATTAGAGGGTAAGAACGATGCCTAGACTAACAATTGTTGTACCAGATAGATTCATTTCCGTTGATGGAGAAGGTCTAATTGATGTAGAGCAAGATTGGAGTTGGGTTCCATCTGAAGTACATGCAGTTCAATGGAATGGAACTAATGGTTTCGTTGAATTTAATAATGGTCAAATTGACGAATCTATTTCAGATATTGGAATATGGGCACAAGCAATTGATAAGTATAACTTAGAAAAAACTAGACTTGATGAAGCGGAAACTGCACGATTAAATGCATTTGATTGGACAGCAGATTTAAGAACGAGAAGAAGAGAAAGATTATTTGCCTGTGATTGGGTAGTTACACGCGCAACAGAAGCAGGCACACCAGTTCCTGCAGAATGGGTAACTTACAGACAGGCTCTTCGAGATTTGCCAGATACAGTTCCAACATCCGATCACAGAGCGATGTGTGAAGATAGAAATCATGCATCTTGGCCAACAATACCCTCTTGACGCCTCAGAGGAAGTGCCCTATAATATCAAGGTAACCAAGAGAACCACATGAACGATACTTACGTTCAAAGCGTAGTGATTGATGTTTGCTCACGCTCATTCCTCCTTCTTAGCGATAAAGGAGATGAGAAAGTAATTGAATGTGAAACTGCAGAGCAATTCATGAATGTTTTGGAAGTATGCACAGCCAAACTCAATGATGACCAAATTGAATATACGGATTTGACAGTAGCGGGAGACATTTGATGGAAGTATTCACCCTCAAAGAATGGGAAGAAAACTTTGATGAACTATTTTCGAGAGTTGAAAATGGAGAAACCATCGGTATTGTAAAAGAAGATGGTCAAGCAGCAGTCATGATGCCCGCAGACGATGAATTGATACGAATACACACAGAAGAAAACAACGATGCTGATTAGTGTATTCGGGAATGTCGCCTAAAGGTAAAGGCCCTCTGCTTATAACGGAGTGATTTGGGTTCAAGTCCCAACATTCCTATTGCTTCCTTAGCAAT